GTCATCCAGTACCGGCTGCCGAAAACAGGTGAAGCGATCCACCCAAATGCGATCTGCCGAGCATGCGAAACGGTCTGGGAAGGAATCGCCGCAGTGGAAGAACTTGGGGAGGAACTCAACGAACGACACGCCGGATGAAAACTGACCGCACCACGCACCCGAATGTGGCACAATTGTGAGTGCCTCGGTGGACTATGTCCCGAGGCATTCTTGTTTAAACTTCCGGGACCGCGGGCACACCATAGCCGACATGATCGGCCAAGCCGCCGAGTCACCGGAACCTTCCACCCGCCCCACACAGGCATGTGACCCCCACCGGATTGCTGATGGCATGCGGTCAGCGTGGACGCAGAACATCCTGTGCGGAGGTGGGCACACTTCGGCCCGCAATAGCCGAACGACGGTAGCGGCAATACGCCGACCGTCACACCTGTTGCAGTGACGGGAGAAACCACTGCAACCGGTCGCGGGTGACGGGCTGGTCCTCACATTCGGGTAGGACCCAGCCCGCACCCGCCCTCCCACTTCCGCCAAATGGGCGGATAGACGTCGAGACGACGTTGAAACGAAAGAGGCGCTTATGCCTGCAGAAAAGTTCTACCCCTCCACCGCCGTCGAGAACGTACCGTCCGACCATATCGAGGTCGCTTGGCACCGCGACTATCCGGGCGTCTACGTGACCATGATCATCGGCGGTACAGCATCCGCGATCGACATGGAACGCTCCGGCCTGAACCGTCTGATCAACACGTTGCGAAAAGCCCGCAACCAGACATACGGCAAAGACAGCTAACACTTCGCGACTGGTCGTGCCCCCGTACGGTCGCGGATCGATAAACACACCCCCGATGGGTGTCACAACCGCTGACTGTTCCCCCCAACAGGCAGCGGCCCACGTCAGGGTGCAAGTAACGGTAACTGGCCGGCCTCATAAGCCGCGCGATTGAGGGTTCGATTCCCTCCCCTGCCACGGACGCCTAGCTAGCGTCTGACGTGACTGGTGCGTCAACGCGCCTACCCGCGCGGGAGTCACGTCATTGCTCCCCACCTTCCTCCGGGAATGGTGGGGTTCACCTGAGCGGGGCGCGTTGTGCTGCCCACTGCAGCCCGCCCCGCTCGGGTGCCTCGAAAGGAAACCCGATGATCATTCCGCGTACGCTCAGCAGCCGGAAGCGATCAAACACGACCGCGCCCGGCCGGCCGATCTCTGCCGAGGAACAGCGAGCAGTAGATCTGAGCAAATGGCTTTGGAACTACACGATCAACCAGGCGATCAAGAGAACCACCCGATGACTGACCTCGGCTGGTGGGCAATCTCCGGCGCTGCCCTCATGGATGCACTGAAGCGAGCCAACGACGGCGAAGACGCCGACCTGATCTACCTCGAGTTGTACGCGAACACGGAGACCAAAGATGCCTGAGGACGAACGCCTCGATATCGACCTTGCGGTGCGTCTCGGGTATGCCCAGTATGCGGCGGCCGACAGCGAGGGTTACACCAACCTCCCCTTGGATCAGTGCGTGCTGCCCGTGAATCCGTTCACCCGTATCGGCCCCATCGTCCTGATCCGTGAACTTGTGCTCGACAGCAAAGGCAACACAATCAAACGGCGCGGCAAGCAGAAGCTACGCCGCAAAGTGCGACTCATCCCCGCATGACAGAACCATCCGGCTATGACGGGCAAGGCGCGCCCCTCTACGCCCATGTGTACAGCCCGCTACACGAAGCCGCCACCACCGTCAGCCAACGCATCAGTGACGATGCTCGAGCCGCAATGATGCGGATGCTCGAAGCCAACGACAAGGACGAAAGCTAAGCCTTCTCCCTGGTGAGTATCAGGTCGGACTTCTTCGGACCCCACTGCAGTGCAGACCGGTGCTTCTCCGAAGCCACAGACCATCCATCGGACAGCAGCTTCGCAAGTTCCTTCTTGCCAGCCCTGCTCGACAGGTCAATGGCGATCGTCTTCGTCTCTATGTCAGGCATACCGCACAGGGTAACGCCGAGAGGTGCTCATGCCCAGAGCCCCCCGCAAATGCCCCCACGGGGGGTGCGAAAACCGAATAACACCCCCAGCCCGGTACTGCCCCACCCACACCCAACCCCACTGGACCAACGGATACTCACGCACCAGCAGCCCAGCACACAAAGCATGGGCAGCCGCAGTCCTCAAACGCGACCGCCACCAATGCCAGATAGACGGGCCCGGATGCATCGGCATCGCACGGGTGGCCGATCACATCAGACCAACCGCTGAAGGCGGCGCACAGTACGACATAGCCAACGGTCAAGCCATCTGCACCGTCTGCCACAAGGCAAAGACCCAAGCAGAAGCCACCCGAGGGCTACGCCGAGCGTTCCGAAGCGATCAGAACCGCTCAACACCCACCGAACCACCATTCTGAACAAGAACGACCAACCAACCCACAGCAGAGGCCACAGCCCCCCTCCCCACCCCTCCTAGGAACTACGGGGAGTTGCTGCTGATTTATATCTCTACGGTTCCCCCGTTTCTCCACCCGCCCGACATGGGCACCTCGATTCCCGACATGGGAGGCCATAATGGATGCCCGTCTTGACTCTCTGACGATCTCTGTCAGCGCCGATGACGTTGATGAGGCCGTGCAGTTCGCGGTGTCGACATTTCAGCGGGCCGCCACGGACCGGAACGCTCGCGGGTTCGAAGCTCCTGTGCTGGTGGGTGAGTCTTTCGAGCTGATCGATGCTCAGTGGACTCGGGTGTTCCGATTCTCGACTGAGTTCCTGCCAGTGGAGGTGTCTCGTGCCCGCTCCTAAGAAGCATGCGACTACTCGCGCTCGAGCGAACACAGCATCCACCGCCGCGACCTTGTCGAATGGTGGGAGTGCAATAGTTCCCACGCTGCCGCCTCGCCCTGATGTTGTCGAGTATGACGATGAGGGCAACCGACACGTCATCCCGTCTGACTGGAAGCAGGAGACGTTGGATTGGTGGGCTGATCTGTGGGCCGCGCCGATGGCGTCGGAGTATCACTCCTCGGACAAGCACGCGCTGTTCATCCTCGCCGTTCTGATGGATGACTTCTGGGGTGCACCGTCGACGAAGCTCGCTTCGGAGATCCGGTTGCAGCGTGTCGCATTCGGCCTCACCCCTTATGACCGACGTCGCCTTGAGTGGACGATCGAGACCGCTGAGGATGCGAAGGATCACGGGCAGAAGCGTCGCGCCGGACAGCCGAACAAGCAGCCGAATGCGTCTACTGACCCGCGTCTCGCGCTAGTTCAGTAGCCCGCCATGACGGTACTGATTGTGCCGCCCTTGGATCTCTCCTACCCAACGCTGGGGCCCGAGCTCGCCACTTTTATCGAGGAACGGTTCATCTTCGGGCCCGGGTCGCTTGCTGGGCAGCCGGCGCGACTCGATCAGGAGAAACGCGCCGCCCTGTATCGCTTGTATGAGGTCTATCCGCGCGGGCATCGCCTCGAGGGGCGTCGCAGATTCGCTCGAGGCGGTATTGAGTGGCGCAAGGGCATGGCTAAGACCGAGTTCGCGGCATGGATCCTCGGGTGCGAGCTGCACCCGGAAGCACCAGCTCGGGGTGCCGGCTTCGATGCTTACGGGAATCTAGTCGGCAAGCCGGTCGATTTTCCGTACATCCCCATGATGGCGGTCGCGAAGGAACAGGTTGAGGAACTCGCGTTCGGTGTTCTGAAGTACATCATTGGCGAAGGCCAGGATGCGAACCTGTTCGACATTACTGACGAGCGGATCATGCGGCTAGGTCAGTTCGGTCAGGACGACGGGAAAGCGGTCCCTGTAGCTGGGGCGCCCGGATCTCGTGACGGCGCGCTGACTACCTGCATGCATTTCGATGAGCCCCACCGTCTGAAGCTTCCCTCTCACAAGAATGCACACGAGACGATGCTGGCGAACCTGTCAAAACGTCCGATGGAAGACCCGTGGGTGTTCTACACGTCGACTGCTGGCAAGCCGGGTGAAGATTCGATTGAAGAGGATGTGCGAGCGGAGGCTGAGGCGATCGGCCGGGGCGAAATCGATGACCCTGCCATGTTCTTCTTCGCACGGTGGGCCGGTGAGGAGCATGTCGATCTGGAGGCGCGCCCAGCAACGGGAACGCTGCCCGCGGTAACGAGTGCTGAGGCGCTACAGAACAGAATTGCGGCGATCGCGGATGCCACCGGTCCGGCCGGCGAATATGGGCCTGGCCAGTTCGAGACGATCGCTAAGCAGTGGGATCGGCCGGGCGCCGATAAGGCATACCTTGAGCGTGTCTGGCTGAACCGGTGGCGCAAATCAGGGTCGCAGTTCTTCGACGTGAATCAGGTTCGTGATCTTGCTCAGCCCGACGTGCTGATCCCGAAGGGTGCGTTTGTCGCTCTCGGGTTCGACGGCGCAAGGTTCAGGGACGCGACCGCGCTTGTCGCCACGGATATCGCTACCGGGGTGCAGCAGCTGCTGGGCTTGTGGGAGCGACCGATCGACGTCGAAGAGTGGGAAGTTCCCGAGGACGAAGTGACTGCCACGCTCGAATGGGCGATGGACCACTTCTCAGTGTGGAAGCTCTACGCCGACCCGCCTCACTGGACCGAAACGGTTGGTTCGTGGGCTGCTAAGTGGCCTGACCAGGTTGAAGAGTTCTGGACGAACAAGTACGTCCGGATGGCATACACGCTTCGGGAATACCAAGAAGCGATCGATGCGAAGTCTGTTCGATTCGGTGGCGCGTCTCGTCCGGATGCTGATTTCGACCCGCACGGTGATCTTATCCGTCATCTCGGCAATGCCGGGGTGAAGGAACTGAGGGTCAAGGACGACGAAGGAAAACCGCTGTACGTCATGCAAAAGCAGGACGGCAAGCAAGAAATCAAGTTCGACGCCGCTATGGCGTCGACTCTTTCGTGGAAAGCGGCGATGGACGCCCGCAAGTCGGGCGCGAAACCGCGCACGAAACGCAGGGCGGTGATCCGCCGGCTCAAGTAGGAGGTCACTTTGGCTATCGATGTCAAAACGGTGAACTCTCCAGGCTGGTGGATGGCGAAGGGGGTGGCGAAACTCGCTGCCCGCCTTCCCCGTCTCCAGTTACTGGCGGACTATCACGAAGGTCGTCCGCCGCTGCCGTTCTCGGCACAGAACTCGTCCACCTTCGGCGATGCGTTCCGACGCCAGGCCTGCACGAACATGGCCGAGCTCATCGTCGGGTCGGTGCGGGAGCGTGTTGCTATCCGTGACATTCGAACCTCAGCATCGGGCGACCAGATCGACGCTGAAGCGTGGAAAATCTGGAAAGACAACGGGATGGACGTCGAGTTCTCCGACATCCTCGAGAACATGCTCGCCATGGGCGACGCGTACATGATCGTCGGCTTGGACGAGAACTCAAAAGTCGTAATGACGGGCGAGGATCCGCGGCAAGTCGTCACCTTCCACAACCCGGCTCGACAGTCCGAAGTACGAGCGGCGATCAAGATGTTTCACGACCCCGACGTGGGTCGGGACTACGTCTACCTCTACGTTCGCGGAGGAGTCGACGAAGACGGCACGAAGTACAACGCACGACGCTTCGTCGCCTATCGCGACCGCAAAGCCCGCACGTTGGGCATTGTGTTCTCCGCCGCATCTTTCAGCTGGGATCCAGAAATGGGCGGGG